AATAAAGTATTTCTGGATCGTATAAAGTTGGTGCGCCTAATGGTGTACGTAAACTTCTTTTTGTTACTTTAGTAACGCCAGAAATAACACGAACATCAAGATCGCCATCTATGCTTCCTACTATTGAAGTAATTTTGCCGCCTTTTATTTCTATCTCTGACTTCTTGGCCCCAAATAAATAACCAAATTTACCACCGCCTAAAATACGAAGTGAAGTATTATTGAAATCATAAGCGGTTAAATTGTAGGTGTTATCTAACTTATTGAAATCTCTAATGTAAAAGTTACCACCACCATCATAATTTCTTATTTGATGGATGTAATAAGCACCTTCACAATGTACAATTCTTGCACTAAATAATTCTAATATTCCTTTTAGCGCATCATAACCGGTTAGAAATTCACTTTCGTTTTTATCACTTTGTTTATTTACAAATAAGTTTTCTGGTATGTAAGTGTAATCTAAAATACTATCGCTAACATTCCAACCATCAACAGAAAGACTTTTGTACTCTATACTTTCGCGGATGTAGTCTTGTGAATCATTCCAAAACGATTTTAAAGCGTTCTGTGCCAGTATTTTTTTAATTGCATCTATTACCTTTATCCTGCCTAAATTAAGCAAGTCACCATCATAAAAAACGTCTTTAAGCCTATCAATGCCATCAATTGCACGAATGGTGTAAGGTCTTGGTTTGCTTATGTTTTCCCACTCGATTAAATCAACAATTACATTACCGGCCCAGTGAAGTGCATCTTCAAGGTAAATTGCCACAGTCATATCACTATCATCGGACTCTTTGTATTTGTCAAAAAAACGATCAAAATAAGAATACTCACTTGGATTGGAGTAAGTGATGTCGCTGTATGACGTCATTAATGAATCCATAATGGTTCCATCAGTATCCCATTGTGTATTCAATCCAAGCAATGCAGGGCTAAATGTAGGAATAAAACTATTAACCGAATCGGTGTTATTTGTAACAAGTGTTTGATTGGTGTAAGTATATCCACTAAGCGTGATTTCTGTTCTATTTAAAGCCAAATTATAAGTGAACGAAACAACCACACCATCTTTTCTTTCTGACAAAAAACCAATTGTGCAAAGGTCATTCTCTACAATACCGCCATCTGCTTCAACTCTTGCTTTGTAAGCATCGAATAAAGTTGTGCCAGTTGCTAAATCACCGGTGTAAAGGTATAAGTCTTGACCAACCTCTAAATAATCTGTCCAATCCTCACTTACATAAATAACACTACCAGAACCACCTATAATTGGCGTATCAATTCCGATGTATGTATTTGAATGAAAATCAACCCTGTAATTTTTGTCCTGTAGACTTTTTAATTCGCTTGTAAATAGTAACATTTATCTTTTAAATTGTGATTCTCTCCCTTGTGTTATAATCATATCACGGCCGCTTATTCTGGTATCTAAAACTATTGGTTGCATGTTTGCACCTATTCCACTCATGGATGAAAAACCACCGCCACCGGATGGCGAATAAGAACCAGAACCGCCACCGGTATCCATTCCTTTTTTACTTAGATTTGATATTGCGGCCCCTGCTGCAACTAATGCAACACCGCCTATTATTGCAAGTGCAGGATTAAAACTTTTAATTGCTACATCCAACATAACTTGCGCAATACCCATTGCAATCATAGCTTCACCAAATTGCCCCATAAAGCTACCTAATGAGTCTAATAAGCCTTTCCCAAAGTCTTTCACAGTCATATCCCCTCCACTTATAACAGTGCCTAAGAAGTCACCAAATTGCGTTAAACCTTCTGTTGCTAACGATTTCAATCCAGAACTTAAAGCGTCACCCATTTCTTCACCTAAGTCAGCCGCTTGTTTTTTTGCTGCTGCAATGGCTTGTTGATCAAAAAGTTCTTGTGTTATTTCAATAGGTTTTAAGTCAATAGGAACCATCACTGGTTCATAAATTGATTTTTCTAATTTTGTTAGTTCTTCTCGTAGTTGCTCTGGGCTTAAATTAGCTTTTAAGTCTATCGGTACAAATTTAAGACCTTTTGATTTTAAACCTTTTTGTATTGCATCAATTGCAGGTGTTTGTAAATTAGCTGCTGCAATACCTAATGTGAAATCAATTCCTAATTGTTTTATTTTTTCAAGTTCATTAGTTACACCACCAATGGCACCGGTTGCTTTTGTTGCTTCATTGCCTATCTTACTAAAAAAACTTTCATTTAGTATTGCATCTTGTGCTTTTCTGTTGTCATCAAGAAGAATATATTGTTCATTTAATGCGTTATTCATTTGCTTCCAAGCACCCATGCTTTTTTGGTCTGGAAGTCTTTGTTGAAGTGTTGAAATAACTGAATTTATACCTTCTTCAATCTTTATTAAATCGGTAAGCGCATCTTCTTTTAGTGATAATTTGATTTTTGTTTTTAACGATGCAATAAGATCTGTGTAAGTGCTATCTAATTGCTTAACAAATGCCGTTTCATCTTCTAAGTTTTTTAATGTTGTGCCATAAGTAGCATTAATTGTGTTAATTAATTGCTCCCTTTCTTTTGAACCTTGATTTGTTTCTCTTAAAGCATCAAAATAAGACTTTACAACATCGGTTTCTGCGCTTACTTCGTCAGTTGATTTCTTTGTTGCAACAGCTAAGACCTTCATGCTTTCGCTTAGTTCCTTAACTTGTTTTTTAGTTGATGAAAGTGCATTTATTCCACCAGTTAAAACAAACAAAAGACCACCCACACCTGCAACAACTAATGACATTGGTGTTATTAAAAAGGCCAATGCAGAAGATAAAACGCCAACCGCAACCGCTAATGGACCAAGAACCGCCAAAACGCCTGCAATTCTAATAATTAAGTTTTTTGTTTCTGGATCTAAATTTTTTAAATATGTCGCAAATTCTCCAACAAAAACGGTTATTTTATTAAGTGCAGGTGCTAATTTTTCACCAAATGAAATTGCCACACCTTCAATTGCTGACTTCATTCTAAACATTGCACCTTCCAGTGTGTTGTCCATTATTGCCGCCATTGCTTCAGCAGAACCGGCAGCGTTTTCAAATTCACCAGTTAATGGCTTAAGGTCTCCAATTCCTTTGCCCAAAACAATTAATGCGGTTTGCGCAGTTCGCCCAACCTCATCCATTGCATTGCCAAGTCCTAAACCCTTCTTTGCAAGTTTTTCAATTGCACCTGCAACATTGCCACCGGTTGCGCCTAAGTCTGTAATTATACGCCTTAATGATGTACCTGCTTGTGATCCTTTAATTCCATTATTTGCAAGAATGGCCAACATTGCACTTGCTTCTTCAAGTGAAATACCAGCAGCGGCCGCAACCGGTGCCACATATTTCATTGATTCGCTGAAACGATCTAAGTCAAGCGCAGATGAACTAAATGATTTTGCCATTACATCAGTAACGCGCAACATTTCACTTGCATCTAAACCAAACGCCCTTAATGTACTACCTGCAACTTCAGCACTTTTTGCCAAGTCTTCACCGGTTGCAAGCGCTAAATTTAAAGTTGCGCCGGTTATTTTTTCAATCTCGCCTGCCGAAAATCCCAACTTTGAATAGTTCAACATCAAGTCAGAAACTTGAGCCGCAGTAAATCGTGTTGTTGATCCTAAATCTAAAGCAAGTTTATTTAATGCTTGAAATTCTGCACCGGTTGCCCCACTTACCGCGTTAACCTTTGCCATTGACTGCTCAAAACTTGCAAAAGTCTTAACGGCTAAACCACCCATTGCAACTAATGGCGCAGTAATAGACATTGACATCGTGGTGCCAATTGACTTCATTTTTGATGCAGTTTGTTTTAAACTTCTTTCTAAGTTTTGACTTGATGTTGAAAATGCTGCTAAATCAAATCCTGCACGTATATTTATCTGCTTTCTTGCCATTTTATTTGAACCAATTTGGTTTTTGTTTTTTCAGTTGTTCTATTTCTTCTTTTGTCCAAGCATTGTTGCCAGTGCCTTTTTTGTCATCTTGTTGTTCCCACTCGAATTTAATCAAATCTTGTGGTTTGTGCATCCTTTTATTTCCTGCACTTTTCAAGGTAACAAAAGAAACAAATCTTGCCGTTTCCCATTGCGTGCGTGCTTTTATGTTTTCGCCTATTGTATGCCCTATGTAAGCATCAAATATGGCCGCCATTGTGTAATCATCAAGTGATAGTGGGGATTGCTTTAGAACGCCTAATACAAACCCCCTTATCCAGTTTGACAATGGCAATTTTACTTTTTTGCTTCCTTGCCCATATTATTAAGCGCTGCCATATCTTCCTGCATTGCTTGTGTAAATACGTTAATAAGTGCAAAGTCTTCATCAATCGCATCGATAACAAAATCCTTTGTTACATTTTCGCCTGCCGCTTTTAAACCGCAATATGCAATGTCTACCAAAGTACTCATGTTGATGTTGTCGCCAATTGCCGATACGCTTGATCCGGTTTCCTTTTCGTACATTAATAGTGCTTTGAATCCGAACTTAAATTTGTACTCCTTGTTTTTAATTTTAATCATTTTTGTGTATTTAATTTTAATTTGTTGTGTGTTTGTAAGTTAATATGTAAAAAAAAAGGTGGGCAAAATACCCACCCCATTTTAATCACACATTAACAAGATAAAAACTAAACTGTCGCTTTTGTCACCGCGCCAGTTCCTTCAAAAGATACTGAAAATGTGCTTGATTCCTCAAGTCCATCAGTTCTTCCTAATGAGGTAATATGACAAGATCCACTATATTCAACATCTCCAGTTACGTCTGTGGTCCATGTTACAACAACTGCTGCACGTGTT